TTTTTTGGTTACCTTAAATCCTGCGTATTTTGCTAATTGTTGAACAAATGGCCAATGCTTTTCAAAATTCTTTCTTAATTTATCCTTGAGCATTTTATCTCTAATTTCTGACCAAATAGAATCAACCATATCCATATCACTTGCGACATACGGAGCTTCTTTTACATCTTCTCCTCTTGCTCTTTTAAAATCAGCTTTTGTCGGAGCACCTTTAGAGCCAGGTTTACGCATAGGTCTACCTTCTTTTCTCTTTTTATGGATATTAGCCCAAAGGCCTGCACCCTCTTGGAATTCCTTAAATGATTTCATTAATCTTCCAGTGTTACCTTTCCGTCCCACTTGCCTCTTTCGATTTCTGAAATCATATCATAACATGTTCTTTCTACTTGTTGTAATGCTTCAAAGATTTTACTAGGGCCGTATGCACGATTATTATATTGAAACTTGGAATGAAACTTGTTTATTTTTTCAATATCTTTGATTATCCTTTTATAACCATTAATTTCTTTTTTTCTATCAAACTCTGAGCCTTTTATTTCAGCAGGGCTTTTCTTATGAAAGTCTATTCTTTCGGATATCTCTATATCATCTCTCATTTCTTTAAATGTTTTCATCTGATTCTTTTTCCTTTTCTTATAAGAGTCTGAGCCTCTTTTTTATCCATACCATAATCACTTGTTAACCACTTCATAAGTTCCTTTTCATCACCGCCTATTGTAATCTCTGCTTTTCTTTTATCCCATTTGGACATAACAATACCATATTCATCTTGCCAATCATCAGCAAGACCACCACGCTTTGGGTCGCCCATATCCCAACCAACAGAAATTTGTTTATTGGCCTCAGTTACAACTTCTTCGTTTGCTTTGGCCATCATATCAGCAATTTTTAGTAATGTTTCTTTATCCTTTTTAGATATTGATTTAAGTTTTCTATCGTTTGCAATTTTCCTTAATGAATCACCATAGGCCTTAGTTGATTCCTCGACTGATTCATCTTTTGGTATAGGTCCTTGCCCTTGGTCTACTTTATTGTTTAAATAATCATGTGCAGTATCTAAATAATCATTTGCCTTAACCAATTTATTAACCCACCACGCTGGATATTCTAAATCAGCATTTACTTGCTCTAATAAGTGTTCAGCATTTCTTTTAAGCTGTGTTAATTGATTAACAACATTTGCCTTTTGAGTATGTCCACCCTCAGTTAAAACTTTTAAATATACATCTTGTATTGTAGGATATTTATTTTTCATTCCATATCCTTGTTTACATCTGTAGATTCATTTGCTACTCTTAATGCAGCAGAAACCATAGGGTCATCTCCTAACCCCTTTTTAATTTGTTCTATTTTCTTATAAGCACCAGTCATATTACCACCCATTGAATGAGCGATTTCCACTGCTTTTGCTATATCTTTAGATTTAAATTTACTTCTATATTTTTCACTAATAATCGCATTTTTTCTTCGTAATTCTTTTAGATTCATTCCTCCCACCGGCACAAAACTAGCATTTAATAATTCATCGTCAATAAATCTTTCTATATCATCACTATTTTTTATTTCACCATTATCCATTCCCCAGCTTACAAAATCCTCTTCTGCGTCAGATGGTAAATCCTTACCTCTATCTTGTAAAGCTTTGATATGTCTTTTATGTTTTCTGACTAATTTTTTCCACTCTCTATCCCTAGGAAAGTTTTTTGTAGGGTCATTAAATTCTTTTACTGTTTCAGTTTCTTCTACTGATTCATTGTATTGACCCGCATCTTGTATACGAGTTAACACGCCGTCTCTGCTTGATACACTTACATGATTTCTCATACCAAATTCATCTAATGCTTTTAACATAGCTAAAAGACCAGCCTTAACTTTAAGACCACCTGGTTTTTTATGAGATACATATATTTCATGTATTTGTGATACTACTTTAGTTCCACCAAAAGCTTTTATTGCCTTTTCGTAATCTCTTTTTAGTTCTTGAACCTCTGATTTAGTAAAACCACCACCTCGAATCATATTAGAAGTGTCGCCCTTTGCTGAATCAAGTAAATCCATCCAATCTTTTCTGTCCTTTTCATGACCTTTAGGGTGCGGAAGTCTAAATGCAAGTGAATTAGTATTAGCAGTAATGCTCCAATTCTTTTTGTTATTAGTAGCATCTTCATATAAATCGGATTTGGTAATTGTGGAATGACTTCCTAATTTACCACCTTGTCTTTGTGGTCTATAACCTATATTAAGTACTGGGCCTGTTTGACCATTTAATTCGTTAATACTTTCTTCGACTGAATTTCTTAAAAACTTAGGCGCCATTTTTCTTTTGCCCTTTTTAATACCGGCCGGAGTCATAATTGCTGATACTTCGGAAACATCTTCTCTGATTTTTCCTAACATATGTTGAATAGCTCCGTAAACTTCTTCACGAGTCATAGTATCGTTCCAACCTAAGCTTTTAGGATATGTTCTTAGTTCATTTGATGCAACTAACCACAAATCATCTTCAGACTTTTTATCACCACCAACTTTTGCTGCTTTAAGTGCATCGTTTAGCTTTTCATTATACTTCATATTTTTCTTTTGATTTTTATCAATAAATGCAAAGTAATAATCTCCATCTCTAACAGGATATCTTAAAGCTGTCCAAACTTTTGGTCTAGCTGAATTACCTGGGTGGTAATCTTTTTTCATTTCTTCTCTTGCTTTATCTAAATCACCATAGAATGCTCCTGCATCTTTCATATTTTTAAATTCTTTATCTACATCTCTATCATTAAATCTTCTAGATAAACCTTCTATTAAATATGATTCTCTTATGTCTTTAAAATTTTTCATGTTTTTCCTTTATACTTTGGCTGCAAGGTCTTTATCTGCCTTACCCCATGTTCCTTTTCCTTTTGTTACGAATGAATTAACTCTTGCTAATCCCCATTGAACAGCTGTTGTTCCTGGACGATGTCCTGATTTCCATGCTGCAACTCCTCTATCAAAGACCTTCCTTAATATTGCCAAAGGCATTTTAGATGCATCAGCTTTCTTTTTGAGCGCTGCATCAGAGTTACCTTCAGTAACTTTATAATCTTCTACATATAATTCGCCAAACATTTGTTTGTATTTCTTTGTGTGGTCTGATGGTTTTGTTTTTGCTGTAGCATCACCAGGTGCAGGTTTTGTTGATAACTTTTTAAAATGCGCTGCACGTTTTTTCTTTGTACTTTTGGACATTTCATCGCCATCTGCATCTTTTGCATAATAACCTTTAGGTTGTGTCCCTTTCATTTTTTTAATATCAGGGTCCTGAGGTCCCATTTTTTCTTTAAAGAATTGACCCGGAGTCATTCTTTTATAATTATTTGTAAGTTTATCTGTTCCCCATTCTCCAGCACCACCTTCCTCTGCAATTTCTACTGCATCCAACCAATGTCTTTTCTTATCTGATTCTGTTTGAACCATAACATAATTGGAACCACAAATAACTATTTCGCCTAATTCATTTGATTCTTTTATTTTTACAACATCACCTACTTTATATAAACTACCATCAATGTAATCTTCTCTTGTTTCTGAAAGTGGTGGTAATTCTACATGTTTACGGAATGATTCTTTCTTTAATCCTAATCCTTTTCTAACTGCATAGTATAATGTTTGTATTCCTTCTCCTGGAACCTCTAATGAATTATCAGCAAAACCTTGTAAGTCTCCGGCCGCAGCAAATGCTCTTAATTTAGAAGCAGACATACCTTTTACATCATCTGAATCTGGGTCTCTTTTACCTGCAGATAATACTCTAATGCCTTCCTCAAAATTATAAAGACCATGCTTTGATTTTTTGCCGTTGTATTTATTTAATAATATTTCAAATTCACGTACTCTATCGCTTCCAGCTACCATTGTTATTTTTGTAAATCCTTGGTCATATAATTTAGTGGCAATATCTAATACTGTTCTTACATCTTTATCTGCCATAATATTACGTGCATGTTTAGGAAACATTTTACGCATAAATTTAATTTTGTCTTTAAATGGGAGTGGATTCTTTTTGGAGTCGACTGATTTGGAAGCATATATACGATAAACGCCTCCTCTTGCTAATTTTTTAAGTTTTTCAAATAACAATTCATGTCCTTCAGTCGGAGGATTGAATCGTCCAAAAACGAATGTTACTTCTTTTGAAGATTCGCTTAAATATTCGCTAAATGATTGCATGTATATCCTCGGTTTCCCATCTTAGCCTGGATTATCCCAGCCTTTAATAATATCTTTGCTGAAGTTGTTTGTTGAAAATTCCATTCGGTCAACTAACTTAACAGCACCACCTTCCATTCGATCTATTGCAACAAAACCTTCTGGGTTGGTTACTCTAAATCCGGATTTAGTTTTAACAAAGGTACCAATTTTTGATAACCTATTTAGTTTATTTATAATAATTAATTTACTATCTATAACAAAATTCTGTAAAATGAATATATTTTCTAAATTTTTTATATTAGATTTAGAAAAAAATGATAATAATTCGTCACGTTTATCGATTTGAACCTGTTTACCTTTCGGTGTACTTCTTTTATCGATTTCTTTTGCGTATCTGTCTGTAACAAATTGAATTAAACCTTGAGCATGTTTCTTTGTATTCGATACTCTTTGTCCTTTTCTAACCATTGTATTATTATATATGTTGATTACTAGGTTTAATTCTTTATTTGATTCTAGTTCCTTTAATGTAGTACTTGCGATTTTTTTAAATATTTTACCAGCATTTGATAAATTGCTAGATAATTGTAAACTATCGCCTTTGGTTAATGTTGCGGTACCAGATAAATCTTTCATTGTTGCATCTTGCATCCACACATTTTTAGATGGTTTTATTTTTGATACTATGTCTTTACCAAATTCAGCTTTCATAGTTTCAAAGGTTGAACCTCTATATGTTGTATGCCATACTATACCAACCTTTGCTGCTTTTATTTCCTTCGCTAATTTCGTATCTGCAGGTATAGCATAAACGATAGTATTAGGGTGGAAAGTAATATGTTTAATTCCATTTATATTCTCCGATTTCAAATCACCTTGGTCAAACATAAAATCACCTTGTATAACATCTTTGATTCCCAATCCTTTCAGATTATCAAAGGCTAATTTTAGTTTCTTATTTAAATCCCCAGAGGTATCAGCATCAATGTCTCCATGATTTTTGTATACCTTTGGATTTTTAGCGAAAATGCCTTTCTTTGCCACAAAGAATTGACCATCAGATGGGTCCTCTCCAGCAAATAAGGCGGGTGCACCGTCCCACTTAACCGTAACGTCCATTGGTGCTTTTGCGTTACCGTTCAACATATCCCTCAATGACCTAAGCGCTAGGATAGCTTGGCGTGCACCCTTGACTCCTCCGTCAAGGATTAAATCTTCAATGTGAGTCATATGTGTATTCTTTGACTCAGCAAGATAGTTTATTAATGATTTCATTTAAATGTACTCATCATAATCTTCTGGTTCAATTCCAGCAAAACTTACACTGCCTGAAACAGCTTTTTTCTCGCCTTCTTTTACGCCAAATGTTACTATAGTTTTTCCTGTTGGTCCTTTAATGTTTAGGGACACTCTTCCTGCTGGGTCCTCTAATGATATTTTAGATAAATCTAAATCAGGATGCTGGGTCAATACTTCACTTTTCTTATTAGTAGTTATTGCCATAAGCATCTTAGTTTCTTTATCATTAAATCCCATAATGTCAAGTATTCTTTCCCCAAAATCAATAGTTCCGGAATAAGGTTTTAATACATCATATACAATTGCTGCAACTCTTGGATTAATTGGTTTCCTTGCCTCTTTTCTTTCGGCCTCTAATCCCTTTTGAGTTAATTTTTCTATTTCATCGGGTGTTAATCCTCTTAGTTTAATTAACCTATTATAAGCAGCTTCAGCTTTATCATCACCTTTAAGCCATTTTTTGTGGTCTTGTTTTATGGCATTTAACTGTTTTGATTTATGAATTAAACCTAATAGTTTTTGGTCAGTTTTAGCCTTTCCATCGAAAGCCTTCGCTGCATCAGGGCCAGCCAAATGGCCACATAACCCTCTTGCTGTTGTGTTTGCTAAACCAACTGCTTTGGTACTATATAATTTTAAAGAGTAACCATCTAATTTTTCTCTGCCGTCTTTTATTACAGCAATCCTAATATCAGCTTTAAAATCAATTCCGTCTTGGAATGCTAAATTATCTAAATAACCACCGATAATAGTACCATCTTCTTTAACAGTAGTTGATATAAGATAGTTTGTCATATCTTTACTGCCCTTTTCAATTATTTTTATACTTTGATTATAACTTTTTCCACCTAAGGTTTTTAAATCCTTATTCCACTTAGTTACAGTTTGGTCAATAGGTCTGCGATGTTGTTCATATTTTTTAGATATATCAACGCCTTTACCTTTATAATTATAAATGTTCTGCATTACTAATGCTTCGTTATAATTACCTTTAATCGCCGATATTGTAGCACTATCTTCTTTGATAGTTAATTTATTCTCCTTCATAATACTCTCCTTTACCTGTCCGGGTATTGATATAAGCACTTCTTTAAAAAGAGGCGCAGATTTAAGTTTAGAAGCAAATACTTTAGCAATAGCACTCTTTAGTGATACCCATGTCGCTTTAATTTTACGAACAAAGGATTTACCTAATTTTTTTAAAGACCTAAATTCATATAAATCAGCTTCGACTACATGATTAGGTTTATCTTTAGAATGTGTTTTAAAGCTTTGCATTTACTTCTCCCATTTAAGTAGCATTATAACACTATTTATAACAAAAGTAAAGTGAAGGGATTTAAGCGTCAAACCATTCGTTAGGTCTGATATCGCCTTTGTGGTCGTATCGAATGATTTTATGTTGATGTAATTTGTTAATTGTTCTAGATGCTCCTTCGCGAATACCTAATTGCCAGGCTCGCCAAGAAGCACCTATTAAACAAATACAAAAAATTGTTAGTTCAAGTAACATGAAGTGATACCCTTTTTAGATGTGTATCAATATTCTTTTTATTCATTTCTACTTGAAACTCTATAGCACCCTTTAATGAATCAAATGTATATTCATTAAGGTTTCCTTTTTTATTAGTAAATAATACTGTAAATGCATATATTGTTTCCATTAAAACTCCAAAAGTACTAAGAAATCATCAAAGATTCCAGGGTTATCCTCTGTAATTCTTTTAATGTTTCTTTTTATTGTTGATACATCGTCTTCGTATCCTGCTGCTCTAGCAGTTTCCATTCTCTCTTTGACTTTATCAAAATCAAATTTAAATGGATTGTCGTATACTTTAGGATACCATCTAATTGTTTGAAGTATTTCCGGGTCAATGCCCTTGTATGGTATTCTTGTTTTTGTTTTTTTAACTATAGTATAATCAATCATTGTTTTCTCCATTAAATAAAATTGTGGTGGGTCTTTTCATACCCACCTGGGATGTTCGGACATCAACCCCAAACGCTTTCAGTTCCGACCGCTGGTGTCGTAATCATATTAGAAAACAATTTCTCTTGTGATTTTAGATTCCACAGCCGGTGTATTGGCCTCTAGCCATTTACTTAGGCCTTTTGGACCATAAACAAAGTCGCCATCTTCCATAAGATATTCGTCTGTGTATTCCTTACGCTTGGTTTCAGATGACATATCGCCAACCCAAGCTTCGATTCTCTCTAAGATTTCTTTACGCATCCAGCCATCTTCACGGTTGTCAGTAACCTTCATAAAGCTAGGTGAGCCATCCTCGTTAAGGAAATGAAATTCTGTAACTGTTTCCCATGTTGGAACATGTATATCTGATTTTTTTACAACATCAAAATCAATGATGTATTCCTCACAGCCACCATTGGACTCTTCGAGGGTAGTAGTAATAAAAGGCCTTATCCTAGCAACTAAAGTTGCGACTTCATTCTCATTAAGGTCACCACAGTTAGGTAGGATAAAGGTGTTACCACCCTTGAACTTCATATATGGGTCCAGCCTATCGCCGTAGTTTTCCATATACTGGGTGTTTATAACCAAATTTTTCATATTTACTCCTTATCAATTATTAAATATAGGTATATTATAACACATTCTAGAGCAAATGTAAACACGCTAGTTAAAAAAAATTAAAAAAGTTACACAATTGTAACATGGCTGTAACATAATTGTTACAAAAAGGGGACTATGAAAGTCCCCCATGAATTGTCATAATTAAAGGTTATTATACTTCTTTCGCGACGAAAGTGTAAATACCATAAGCAAGGGCTACCCAAGCTACTATGTCAACAAGTCCACCTAGTAATAGGTAGGATAATGATAGGCCGACAATAAGTCCACCGTCCCAAGATGTGCGTTCTGCCCATCGGTCCATTAACCAAGCCTTAGCTGTATTTAACATATCCATATATTTCTCCTCTATATTTTAAAATTGGCAAAGGTATCTTCCGAGTCCCTATCACCAAATTTATTTATTGGTTTATCAGGAATTGTTTCAGACATTATATCTGCCTGAGCCGATTCCTCTACATCATATAGTTTCATGCGGGAACGGTCCACACCAACAACAAATCTTTTGTATTTGGTAGGGTCGTTATATCTATTCTTCAATTGTTTTACCAACAATTGGCCCAATTCCTCAAGCTCCTCTGTTGAAATAAGAGCGAACATAAGGTCAGCCGTTGCCGGTAAACCAAACGATTCAGATGTATCCTCAAGACCGACATCAGTATTACTGAAACCAGACCTTGTAGTCTGTGTTGCCGATACAATCGGAACATTGAATTCAACAGCCAAGCCACGCAGTTCCTCTGCAATAGCTTTTATGTATGAATAACTATTTATACTCCCACCAAGCCCACGCATGCGACTTGAGGCACATATATTTAAATAGTCAATATATATCATATCTGGCTGAAAATTCTTTTTCATTTTAAGTTCATTTAATAATGCTCTAAAATGACCAGTGTGCGCAGCACCTGTTGGATATTCCTTGATAATAAGCTTACCAATAGATGCTTGTGCAATTTTTTGTATTTTGGAATCAAAGGCTGTTTTACCAATCCTTTGTAATTGTTCAATAGGTAAATCCATGAGGTTGGCATCGATACGCTCTGCGATTCTTTCTTCAGCCATTTCCATGGTAATATATAAAACATTTTTGCCTTGCTGTAGGACTGATGCGGCACAATGACACATGAATAAAGATTTACCAACACCAGTCCCTGCAAGTGCGATATTTAATGTTTTATTTGGTAATCCACCTTTTGTAATTTTATTGAAATAATCAAGGTCAAATGGAATTCTTGACTCTTTATGATTATAAAAATCAAACCTATCATCAGAATCATCAATATAATCATGACCTATTTGTTGGTCAAATGAAACACCTAGTGCTTCTGATAGTATTTCTGGTATGGAACCTTCACTTCTGTTTTGGTCCTTACCATCTATAATAGATATTGAATCCATAATAGCATTATGGACTGCTCTATCTCTACACCATTGTTCTGATTCCTTGATTAGGTATTCTGTATCGACTTCTGATTTTACTGCGATTTCGTTAATAAGTGTTGCTGAATTATTTAATACATCTTCTGGTGCACTAATTTTTCGTAACTCTAATTGTAATACTTTCGCTGTAGGTAACGCGTTGTGTTCACTTACAAATTTTGTAATGAGGTTAAATACAACTTTATGTGTACCTTCAAAGTACTCTTTTCTTAGATATGGTACAACGCGTCTGCAATAATCCTCATTATTCAGCAGGTGATTCAGTATGTGTGTCTGTAGATGGTTTTCCAATTCCTATTCTCGCTAATTTGTTTTCTTCTCCCCAATCTAAACTATCGGTTATGATGTGCTGTAATACCGCGCCTAGATAATTTTTAAATTCCTCTGATGTATTTAACTCATCAAAATCATTATCGCCGGGGTCTTGGATATTAAATGTAAATCCAAGTGTTGCTATATCAAGTTCAGGGGATTCTTTTATTGATACAGTTCCATAAACCACAACCACTTCTTTATAAGTTCCTGTTTTTAGTAAAACGCCATGGAACTCAGATGAAGGATTTTCCACAATGGAATAATCTTCACTAGTTATATTATACACTATTCTACTCCTCTTGTAAAGTGCTTTCCAAATCTATTTCAAGCATTGGTTTGTGACCAATTGAATAGTATGATTTTACAAACTCTTTAAAGTCAGTACCTTCAAAGATAGGAGTCCAGAAAGCTTCTGTTACAGTATCTTTTTCTCTGACCTTCGGGTCAATTATTTCTCCAGTGTCCTTGTTCACTGCAGCATACCAGCCCATTGTTGGTTTTACTACATAGCCACCAGCCATTGCTACCTCTAATAGTCCAGAGTATTGAGCAATACCACCTTCCCATGTAACACTAATAGGTACTTTAGATTTTTCTTTTACAAACCTTGATTTTTCTACATTGATTACAAAATCATATCCTTGGATATTAGTACCTTTTTTGACCTGTCTCCTACCAATAATCCAAATGTTATCAGCAGAGTAATAGATACCTGTTCCACCTGAAACAATAGCCTTTGGAAATAATCCAATCTCTTGATAAGTATGATTCACAGCAAGTAAAGGGATATTCTTCATAGTAAGATAAGGAGTGACCATTCTGAATAATCCCTTCAATGCTTTAGCTCTTGACATATCTGCAACTGATTTTTCATTCAGTGCATCTTCTAGTTCTTTTTTCGATGCGAGGTTACCAATTGAATCAATCACTACAACAACTTTATCGTCGCGCTCTAGGTTATCCAATTGACCAACCAAATCAAATTTTAGTTGTTCGACATCAACAATAGGAGTATGTAATACTCTTGATGTATCAATGCCAAATGATTCAAAATAGGACTGAGGTGAACCAAACTCTGAGTCATAAAATAGTAATACTGCGTCTTCATGTTCTTTTAAATAAGCTCCAGCCATTAATAATGCAAAAGATGTTTTAAAATGTTTACTTGGTCCAGCCAATACTGTAAGACCAGAGGTTAACCCTCCTTCCATATCACCAGATAAGGCGACATTAATCATAGGTACATCAGTTGTCACTACATCTTTTTGTGTAAAGAATTCTGATTTATCTAATTGTGATGTAAATTTGATTTTGCTGTTTTTCTTCAGTTTGTCCATTACTGACATAATTTATCTCCTGCCTCTTGGCGAATTATATAGTTCATTTTGACGCTGTAGTTTTCTACTTCTTGCTACAGCCTCTGCTTTTTTTCTTTTTCTTTTTGCAGTAGGTTTCTCATAAAATTCTCTTTTACGAACCTCTTGTACAATACCTGCTTTCTCGCAGGCTTTCCTAAACTTTCTTAAACCAACATCAAATGGCATAGCCTTTGGTGGTTTTTTATCTTTAGGGTGTCTTTTCTGTGGTCTTAAATCAACACTTGGCATTATATTTCTCCTTCAATTACTCTTTTTCGCAAATCACTAGTAGAGAATCTGTGTTCTCTTTTATTAAAATAGAATTCAATGCCTCTTTTTTGGCATATATCCTTACCAGTGAAATCAATATCTCTATATTCTTGTCCCATAATTTTTACATCAATATCATACATTGATAAAATATCTCTTAATTCATCTTCCGTATTATATACTAATATTTCGTCCACATATCTGATTGCATGTAGTTGTGCTTGTCGTTCGACAATATTTTGAATCGGTTTGTTTTTTTCTGGTCGGTCAACTGATGGGTCATTTTGTAATGCACAAATTAAATAATCGCATGCAGTTTTTGCTTCTCTTAACATTGCGACATGACCGGAGTGTAAAAGGTCAAATGTTGAAGCTGTAATTCCTACTTTTGGATTTTTACCCATATAATCCCTCAATAAATTGGAATGCTTGTTCTTTAGTATCGATTGGTATATCAAAGATACTTCTTGTACCTACAGATTCCATATCATCAATTCCTAATACACTTAAAAATTGGCTTATTTGGTCTTTTCTATTTTCTAAATCAGAACCATCAGCGTGTATTTGTACCTTTAAGGTTGCAGTACCATCAGCCTTAATTGATAATTCTGGTTGAACCTTATTTAAAGTTTTAAACTCTAAAAGATGATGCTGTGATTTAACCACAAATACATTTAATCTGTCCTTAAATATATTGTAATTTTCTGTATACCATTCTGGGTGTACTTCAAAATTGTCGTGTTGGTCCAATTTCCATTCACTAAATAATTCACTCATTTTTGTCATAATAAAACACTCCTTATAATGTCCAGAGACTGAGTTATCTCTTGGACTCTCATTACTAATTAAAAAGGATTCCAATAAAAAAGATTGGAAATCCTGCTTGTCGCCTTTAAATCTTTCAAGGTTTCTTGCGATGATATATAAATTTTCAATATCATAATCTTTATCTCCAATATGAGATTTAGCTCTGTTTCCATTGCCCTTTCCGATATATACAAATTTGCCATCTTCTTTATAACCATAAACATACTGACCTAATGTTTCCCAACAAGCTCCAGGTATAGATTTAGTATCATTTAAAAACATATAGTGTATATTATAACATAAAACTGGGTAAATGTAAACACGTTATTTAATATATTTTATTCCTTTTTCGTTTAAAGCTGCTCTATTCCACATATGACCTTGCTTTGTATCGTCCTTGGATTGCCCAAGATATGGAACGGCGTGGTGGTTATCAATCATCATTTGATTGACATTACCGGCGGCATTATTCATTAACCCTTCGTCTAATGTGTGTGGGTCTGCAATGAATATTTCTCCTAATATTCTTCCAAACTTACCTTTATCATGTGATACCAAATAGATATCTCTATACCTTTTTGAACCGGTTAAAAGATTTTTAAGAAATGCTTTTGATTGTAAACCATAAAACTTTTCTTCTAAATCACGAGTCCTAGATTCAGGAGTATCAATACCCATCATTCTGACTCTTTGTTTTTTATATATCATACCAAAACCTAAATCGATATCAACATCAACTGTGTCTCCATCGACAATTCTTGTTACGTGAACTTTATATTTGTACATTATTCTTCTCCTATTATTGCTCTAATGTATTCTGATTTTATAATAACTGCGGCCTTTCCTTCCACATTTACAGGCATTGCTTTATCCCACTCAAGGAAAACTCTTTGACCTCGTGCGATTGAACCATTTGCTCCTGACCCAACTGATAAGACCAAACCAGGTTTACTTGCGTTATCTATTGATTCTGTGAGGATAATACCACCACTTGATTTTTCTTCGGTTGGTACTTCTGTAACCAACACATTATCTGCTAACATTTTCATTTTGTTCTCCTACTTATAAAATAAATGATTATCTATTAAAACAGTATGCTCTAATTGACTTGCCCAATATGGATTTACTTTATCATTATGATACCATAAAGAACCTTCAGTAATGTCTGGGTATTCGCCAGACAATACTACATCTGCTATTCTGATTGAATTTAACCATGTGATTGAATCAACCGGTTCATCTGATTTGCCATCACAGAACCAACTAAATTGACATTTATGTCGGATTGGAACTTCTTCTCCTTTCCAATTGATTCTCATTTTTGCCTGATATACGACATCACAGATTGTATCCGGAAATTGTAAATCATTAACTCTATTTATAACTACATGGCTTACAGCAATCTGACCTGCAAATGATTGATTTTGTGATTCAAAATAAATGTTTTGTGCCAAACAATATCGGTCTAGACTTTCGTCCTCTTGTGCTGCTTTTAATTGATTCGGTAATAATAATATAAACATTAATAATGAGCCGAATGCCATACCATATAAAAATGCTTTAAATGGGTGTGTATCTTTATTCATCTAATTTCTCCCTAATATATTCTGGTAATTTTCTTTTGGCTGACCAACCTAACTCTTTTAGTTTTTCTGTTTTCAGTTCGCCATTCATTCTGTTACCAGGTGCTGCCGGTATTGGATTTGCCAAAACACCTAGCATATCAACTAGTTCTAGTATTGAATATTTATCATCAGAACCAATACCATAATTATCTCCACTACCTTCGAATCCGGCCAATATTAACCCATCGATTATATCATCAATGTGTGTAAAGTTTCTTAGCTGTGTTCCTGGAAATGTAACAGGTAAACTTGCATTTCCTTTTTTGACCATATTCAGGAATTTAGCAACCACTGTTGCGTATTTACCTGAACCTATTTCATTATCTCCATACACATTATAAAAATATACGATAGTGTAATCCAATCCATACCATTCAGAATAATTTTTTAGTAATTCTGTATTCTGTGCTTTTGTAAATGCATAAGGGCTCATATTTCTACCACCACCTTCAGCGAATTTGGTTGATGAACCAGAGTAAATTAATTTAGCGTCCTGGTGTTTTGCAAAGTCCAACACATAAGGAAAACATTTTAGGTTTGAATCAATAACAGTATCCCAATCTGAATACGATTGTTCAACTCTTGCATATTCTCCTAAATGAAATATGTAATCAAAGGTTGGTTTGTGATGCTGTAATGTTGGTATTAAATCTCTTGGTGTGCCATAATAGTAATGACAGCCTTCATGTTCATTGTCATGCGAACCAGTGGAATAATTATCCATCGATATAACATCATGGCCTTGTTCCAATAGTTTCTTAATTAGATTGGAACCGACAAATCCTGCACCACCGATAACCAATATTCTTTTAGTTGTCTCCATATATATCCCTCGTATAGACCTTTTCTTCTACATCTGTAATATTATCATCGAGCCTATTAGCAACAATAACATCACTTAATTTCTTAAATTTATTTAGTTCAGTTTCAACCACACAGCCTAGGAACTCTTCGTCCTTACACATTGGCTCATATATAACCACTTTGACCTGTGTAGATAATCGTTCGATAATTCCTTGTATTGCAGAACTTCTATAATTATCAGAACCAGATTTCATTGCCATTCTGTATATACCTACAACATTTGGATTTCTTCTTAATATTTGATTTGCAATCCAATCTTTTCTGACCTCATTTGAATATACAATAGAACCAATTAATCGATTTGGTATTCTGTTTTCTTTGTAATTAGCCAATAACTGTTTTGTGTCTTTAGGAAAACAATAACCACCATAACCAAAAGATGGATTATTATATCCTTCTCCTATTCTGTAATCGTAACACATACCATCAATAATATCTTTTGTGTTTAAATTATGATATTCAGCATATGTATCTACTTCATTAAAATAAGCGACTCTCATAGCTAGATAATCATTGGCAAATAATTTTATTGCCTCTGCTTCTGTTGCTTCTGTTGTTATAAGTGGACATGGACAATCTGTAGCATCTAGCAATAAATGAGCAACTTTTTGTCTGCCTTTTATTTCTCCACCTACTACAATTCTTCTAGGATTTAAACAATCCAATAATGCTGTGCCTTCTCTTAAAAACTCTGGACTGAATAATATTTTATCTGTATTATATT